CTCGCTATTAATGATTTCATCGGGCATCGAAACAAGACAATAAGCGATTTCAGCCTCGGTAGCACCCGTTAGAGCCATATAGCCCTGCACTTGGTAGAAATAATTGGAGTTTAGGGGCTGTCCGAGGTTAGCAAGTAGGCTTGCTCCGTCCCACGATGACTTGATGTCGATGATTTTAGTGGCATTTCCAGCCTCATCACGGACTACGATGTCTGGTGTGCCCATTATGAAGTCGTTGCTGAAGAAATCCTCGTTTTTAAGGTATCGCTGGCCGTCCAGACGCATTAATAGCTTGATGCTGTCGCCCTCTACCGATACACCCTTGATGGTGTACTTGCTCCTTTCTGATCCTCCGGCAGTTTCTTTGCCGTATTTATTGAAGAGGTAGACTTCTCTAAGATAAGACTTAGCAGTATCGGATAGTTCTGGGGGAGCGTTCTTCTTCTCTAGTAGTCTCTGATAAGTGGATTCTTGTTTTTCTGTGCGGGGAAGTCCTGCCAGTCTCTCCAGCTCCTCACTCTGCTTCTCAGTTAGCACCGTCCCCTTGCCGGGTGTCATAATTTTACCGAGGCAAGAGCATCTGATTTTGGTTTCATTCCAGTTCATTGTACGATAGTTTTCGTAGTTGTAGTATGTTGTTTTACAATTATTTGCCTTTAAGCTCTCTGAATCTTTGCTCATAAACAGCCTGCACTTCGTGGCTGATACTTTTGCTATAAACGAGCTTATGGAAGGTCTTTAGATCCTCTAAGGTTTGTACCTTTCTGATTTCATCGGGTAGCGATTCTATCTTCTCCTGCACGCTGACTGATTCTACGACCACGATGTTTTCTTCCTCCTCGCGGTTGAGGTATTTGCCGAATAAGCCCCCTAACTGCTTTAGGGCGTTCTTTACTGCCATTGAGGATGCCTTTGGTACGGCTAATTCTAAGCCTTGTATGTTCGGGGAAGTCACGGTAGCCACACCTCTTAAGTAATGAGGGCCAAAACAGCCATCCAGACTGTATCCTACGACCACAAGGCTCGAAAATCTGCCCGACTTGTCCTGAATAGGACTCTTGGCCTCAATATCAACAATACCGCTTCTATAGCCAAATATACGCCTTACAGAAGCCTCCATGACATCTATCGGTATGGTCTTGTAAGTGCCTTCTCTAATCTGTGAGGGAAGTTCCAGTATCCAAGAGGCGGGCGGCTCGCAGCGGTCTATCCACTCAAGGACTTCAGGAAGGGATTCGGAAGATGCCTCAAATTCGCCTAGTCGAGCAAAGACTGGCTCCGCATCTTTTAATAGCTGAATTAATGTTTGCGTCATATCATTGTTTGTTTGTTTGCGAAAAAAAAGCCGCCCAGTATAGAAATACAGGCGGGGTATACAAATTGCTTGCTTATGTAGGGCAAATATAATATCGTTAAATACGCTTTCCAAATTTTTTATGAAAAAAGTTTGGGGAAGTAATCCACAGCCATTAAACTACCTTTACTCCTTGCGTTTTCATTGTTTGTTTGTTTTGCCCGGCCCTATTCTTAGGGTCGGGTTTTTAGCTTCGGGTACGCTCTTGTAGGGGTCTACGACAAAATTTTAAGTTCTGTTTTTTTTTGGGTTTTGTTTTTTATTAAGCGGGTACCCCTATTTTTATTGGTTTGCCGTGTATCAGGTTGCGGCGGTTTGCTTGGGGGGGGTGGCGGGGTGGTGGTCTTTTGCCCTTATTGGCTTGATGTGTTGCGGGAAGTCGTGAGGTTGGGCGGGTATTGTATGCCCTTGTCTTATCTGTTAGGGGATCGGGTAAGGTGTCGCGGGAAGTCGTGCCGCTTGGTCTGTTGTCTTAATCCATAGGGGGGCTAAGGTGTGGCGGGAAGATACGGGGGTGTGTTCTCTCTCTCTTTATATGTGTTAGGGGCCTGAAACTTTACGCAAATTTCATGCACTAGGGTTGCTAATTAGCAACCAATTTTATACATTTGCTATATGATAACTATAATGTCTACAACGCAATATGCTAAATCTCGGGGGGTTTCTAGGCAGTATATTCAAAGGCTTCTGCAAAAGAACCAACAATTGCCCGGAGTTAAGCATTATTACAAATCGGGTGGTAAAACTTCCCACTACATTCTAATAATGGAGTAACTTTGCATCTATGAAAAAACTAATCATCGTGGCTGTAATAGCCTGTATCGCATCTTCCCTGACATCCTGCGTAACCGTTCAAAAGCAATACATTGACGGTAAGGTAGTTAAGGACAGCACCAAGGTTTTTATTGGTGTAGAGTTCCGTAAGGGTAAGTAATTGCCGTTTTTAATTATTAATCGGGTTGGTCTTCGGTTCGATAAGACGGCAATAGGGCAGGAAAGTTCCTGCCCTTTATATTTTAGGTCTGGCCCGCGAAGCAAGCCCCGGAGCTATTTGTAAATACATCCGCCCAAATTTCTTGCCAATAAGCTTCCTCCAGCCATCAATAATTCGATTGCGGTGGCTAACCGACTCATACTGAGCAAACTTGAGCAAGGCGCCGTCAAAGTCAAAGAGGTATATTGATCCAATCATAATCAAAAAGGAAGATCTGTTTCCTCCTCTGCCGCTTCTGGTACGGGTGGCACATTTTCCCCGACAGCCTTACTAAGCCAGTTCTTCCAGTACTCTAATTGCTTGGCGTTGTCGTACTTTGTTTCGCCCTTGAAGGTTACTTTTTCAAGTTGGGGAAGATTTCCCGGATTATCCTTTGTATGGGCGTGCTTTAGGTATTTCCCGTTCTGAGAGACAAAACAGGTGGCTACCGATTTCCCGTTTGAGTCCTTGCTATAGGCGGGCTTAATAAATGTTTCTTTTTTTACATCACCGTTTTTCAGGGCATTACAGAAGTTTCTGAAGTAACCGCTATCTACCCGCATTTGGAGGATAAAGTTTTGGTCAACGTGGCTAATGTAAATGTTAGCCTTTTCATAGGGCTTGCCCTCGTACTCGTCCTTGACAAATTCCACTTTGTCAATTCTTCCCCCTACACCATCGTAAGTCTCTACTTCCCCTTGTTTGTTTTTGTGGATAAGCTTACCCTCTTTGATATTGAGGTAAATGTAGCTTCCTCCACCCTTTACTAATCCTGACATAAAATTGCTGGTTATCGAGAGCCAGTATCGTTTGTGTATGTATTGTTATAATATTCTCCCGAGTCGGTTATAATTATAGATAGGTCGCCTACCGCGTGGCCATCGTCCCACGCATCAAATATGGCTTGCTTTTCGCTTTGTAAAAACTCTTGCTTTTTTGCTGCTGGTATAGAAATCTGATAACGCTCTTCTATCCACTCAAGAGCCTGAGTTAGTGGTGTCTTCATTTTTATCGGCTTTTAATTGTAATGATTTTATTAATTTTTCTATGTCGGGGAAGTCCTCGCATAGTGTCGTCATTTCTACGTTTATCTTAAATATCTTTCGGGCAAGCTCTTCCGCGATTTCCCCCTCCACACCCGTAATTAAGTTTCTGTACTTATTATCACCAAGGTATCGGTAAAAGGTGTTGTTCTGTATGTTTCTAACGATTGCCATTAAAAGAGCTTTTGTTGGATTAAGAACGGGTTAAGCCTTTCTTCCGCTATTTTACAATACTTTTCACCCATTTCGCTTCCTATAAAGTTACGATTTGCCCTTAAGGCCGCTTCCGCAGTACTGCCTGTCCCCATGAAAGGATCGTAAATAATCCCACCCTCGGGGCAGCCAGCAAGTATTGGCTTTTTAATTAATTCATCATTATATGCTGCGTAATGCTCACTACTACTTCCTTTTGTGGTTACATCCCAGAAATCAGAAACAGAGCCGGGATTTTTCCCATTAGGACTAAACGATACCGCATTTGTAGCAAGCCATTTATTGTTTTGAGATTTAACACCTTCCTCGTATTCGTGCCTTTTACCGTCGTTTCTTTTGTCATGCGCCCATTTGTGTTTATCACGAATACTATCTAAATCAAAATAATATTTTTCCTGTTTTGCCATAAAAAATATGTATTCGTGCTTTTTAGCAAACCTATCAGTAACAGACTCTGGCATACCATTTCTTTTTGCCCAAATAATGTCATTACGAACTATCCATCCTCTATCAATACAACCAATGGCAAATCTATGTGGTATAAGTAAAAGACATTTTGGTTTACCATTTAATTTAATGTCCGATTTCGTAAACCCGGTATTTTGCAAATATTCGTGTTTTATTAAACCCTCAGATTGCCCATCTTTGTTACTTCTTGTATTGCCGCCACTATTATATGTATCTCCTAAATTTATCCATACGGTTCCATTTGGTTTAAGAACCCTATATATTTCGCCCATCATTTCCCACAAATGCTCAAGATATTCTTGAAACGTAGGCTCTAAACCCCATTGCTCAGGATATCCGTAGTCTCTAAGCTGCCAATATGGTGGTGAAGTAATAACGCAATCTATAAACCCATCTGGCATTTTGCGCAGGGTATCAAGGCAAGGCTCTTGATAAATCTTATTAATTTCCATATTAATACACTTTAATCCTATTCCAAGAAAAATATCTAACCTTATCTGGCGTTTCAAAGACATCGCAAAGCCGCCTATCATTGTCATAACTTCCCTTAACAATATGCCAAGCAGCATAATAGCTTATTTTAGCTATTCTAGAGGCTTCTCTTATAGCTATCCCCTGTGTCACCATTTTTTTAACTTCAGCTACCTTTTCTTCTGTTATATGTCTCCTTCTTTCTTTTATCATACAATTATAGTTTTTGCATATCAATAATGATAGTGTGAGGGGAAGTCCTGTTACCGCCAAAGTAGGGTCTTAAAAGATAACCGACACTTCTTCCCGCAACATCAACAAAATACTTTCTTCCAGATACATCTATTAGGTGTTCTTCTTTTCTTATGTAGATTTTAAAGTAATTAATTTCTCCTATATCTACGCTTCTAAGATAGTGCCAGCTTCTAACCCCATCTTTATACCAGTAGGCAAACAGGTTTATCTTCCCCGACACTAAATCATAATTCCATCCTATCCTTACTGAGTTATCGTGATGGTGTGGAAAATATCCTATACCAAATAGCTTATTAATATCTCCCTGATCCTTTCCTAGGTCATATCTACAAGATTCAGTAAAAGCTACTCGGTAAGCTAATAAATTGTCTCTGTCAAGAAAAAGACTTGTAGATAAGGGTTTAATAAGTAGCTGGGGAAGACGCAGCGGTGCGTGTGTGCCTTTTTGTATTTTCATTGTTTGTTGATTTTAGAACGGAGCTTCTGTATCTGGGGCATCTTTATAGGGTAGCCATTGACTAGATATCTCTGCTTGTGTTATATTGTCTGGGTTGTGGGAAGACTTAGCTCTCTCTGATTCTTTAGGGT